GTCGCCACCGCCATTTAAATTAAAGCCCCCGATTAAATTCGACGGATGGTCTCCACCGCCATTAACGTATCTTGATGCTGTTGAATTTATTAAATTAATCACGCCGCCGTTATCAACGATACCTTTACCAACGACCCCCCCAACAGCATCGTTATCAACGCCGTTAATGCCGGGATTATACAAACTTGTATTTACTATCCCATCTGATCCTTCTTGTGCTGTTCCAAAAGTTTCACCAGCTAATCCGGGTGTCCCGTTTAATTGTCCTCTGCCGCTGTTGCCGCCGTTGCCGCTAAATACATCATCACCAACAAAAGTAGACCTAAAGCCACCGTCACCGCCTGATGGTGCAATCAAGAAACCATCTGCAATCGGATAGTTTGAACTAATTGCAGATGTGTCACCTGTAAAGTGAATATCAACTTCAACGCCTTGACGGCCTAAAAACGCTATACCACCATTTGTGCCGTTTCTTGGCGGCATTATTACTTGATCATCTTCACCGTCTTGATATATGCCCTCACCCTGTCCACCATCACCACCCCTGCCGCTAATGGATGCGCCGTTTGCAAGTATGATAATTAACTTACTGCCTGCCGTAAAACCACCAACTGTGATCGCTGGTATTGACGTTGATGTTGAACTTGATATGACACCATCAAAAATAATGGTTAATTCAACAACGCCAGGTGGCCTTCCTGCTAACTCATGTAAATTTAATTTGTCTGTCGCGCCCGTTTGCGGTATCTCTGATCCAGTTTCAAACAATGGTTCATAAGATAAAGCTTTTACTGAATATTCTCTGCCAACATTTGTATACCTTGGTTTAATTGCTAATATTTGCGCTCGACTTGTACTAGTTGGCAAACCATCAAAACCCGTTGCAGCTGATGTAAACTTATCTACAACATCACCAACATCAAACGTTAATTTGCTTTCTTGCGTTGTCCAAGTAAAATAATTTGGATCTATAAATCTATTAACGTATCTGTTTGTTAACAGTATTGCGCCATCTCTATCAATGAATCTATTAGAATCAAATTTTTTAACTTTTGGTTTGCCAAATAATTCAGATGATTCTAAATCTGTTCTTGTATATGTTGCTGACTTTCTAAAATTTTCAATGCTGTCAGACGTTGCTAGAAATGGTTTGCTGTAAACAACCACTGCTCTTGTTGCGCGTAGTTGCTCTGCTCTTTTTTTGCTGACAGTTTGAAAGTCAATCTGATTCCCTTCTATCAATTGTATACTTTGACTTGGTTGCCATGCACTGATTGCTGCTAATTTAATCTTTCTTGCAATAGGATCAAACCACATATCGATCATGTAATAAGTTAAAATCTTTTCAAGCACCTTGTTCGTATCTTCTGACTCATACCACAACGTATTCACTCTAGTTGTCGGATGCCATTTCTCAAGCTCTGCGTCCCATTCCGCTTTTGGTATATAAGAAGGCAAAACACCAACATCTAACAATATTCGCTCTAACAAATCAGCTATCAGCTCATTATCTGATATTTCACAAATGAAAATACTGTCACCAGTCGAGTGTGATTCTTTAATTGTCTCAGTTAATAAATTTGTATAAACAATTTGAGTGCCTCTTGTTTGCACTGTTATAGATCCAGATCCAACGTTAATGACTTTAATAAATTCTTCGCCGACTCTTAGCGTGTCATTTACAAGAATATTTGTATCAGTATCAACAAAAATTGTGGTTTGTGAATCATTCGTCGTAGCATCAATAGAGCTGTCTGTGGGTAAAGGCCAAACCGTTTCGTCTAAATCAACGCGCGATAATTCATCTTTGGCATTAAAAGTCCACGATCCGCTTTTGCTTGGATTTAATGACTCCAAAATATAATGCCTAGTTTGTGCGCCATTCACTAGATCAACTGTACTGCCATCCGCTGGCAAACGATAATTTTTAATCCTAATGTTTTTACCTGATACCTCATTTCTGGCGGCTAATTTAGCAAGATATAGCCCCGTGCCTTCGCCGTTAGCTATCACAGCAGGCGCAAACGGATTGGGGTCGCCTAACACGTCAATCATTGTAATCGAAGCTGTGCCACGGCTCGCTAAACCCTTACCAGGCTGTAATTCTGCTGGTGTCTCATTAATGCTTTTTATGATTCTAAGAATGCCGCTTTCTGGTAATAATGGAGCATCAACTTGGGTGAATTTATAAGTCTTAATTCCTGTAGTTGATTGATCACAAGTTTTTGGAGTACCAAAACCACCTTCACCACTGATTGTGCATTCACCTTCAACAACTGGCAAATCAATTTCTACAATTGTAAAATGCTGCTGACTAAATTCTGATCGTGTAAGTTCAAATATGCTCATAAGCCGTTAAACACCTTGAAGTCAAAATTTATTACATTTAAATTTCTGGTTGATCCATGAGCTGTAACCGCATTCATACCCAAATCATAACAAAGATAACAGCTTGGATTTGTGCCGCTAAACGTGCTTGGATAAGTGCCTTCTGTTTCATTAATAAAAAATAGATTGCTTGATGCAAAATCTAAAAACGTTTGATAGGTTGTTTCTGAAAATTCTTTTGTCGCGTTGGGTATTGAAAGTTTGCCCTTGGCTTGCTTCTTTTTTCTTAACTGAGATATTGGAGCGGCCAAACCGCTAACAGTTGTTTTGTTAGTATTGTTACGTGCTAAAAATTGGCGGTTATATCCAGCTTGTTCTCCACCGTTTGGCACTTCAAAAGATAATCCAGCTGCCACATATGCAACTGATGGATTGCCAATACCTGTCTCTTTGTAAAGTCCTATCCTCAAATCTGTAAATGATTGTTTTGGAAATGGTATTACAACAACTTGATCATCAGTTACATTCACTGTGCGAATTAAAACACCAGCATCGATAACTCTGACTCGGCTTGTGCCGTTTCCGTTTCCTTTTATGTTTAGCCCCGCGACTGCTATATGATCACACTCATCGACAACACCAAACGACATAGTTAATCTTTGTGGATCACTGCTTACATAAATATGACTAAAATCTGGGTTTGTGACATTTTCGGGTTCATCATTACTTACCCCAGTTATCATCGTTGGCCTTCTGCCTGCAATTTTATTTGATAGTGTAACTATCATCGGCCTGTTCTCCTTCGCTGTTCAGTGCCTTCAATTATACCATCAAACAAGTCCTGCCCGTTTTCTAATGACAATACAAGTCGTTGTGTTGTGATGCCGCCCTCTGTTTGTTCTGTAAATTCAAGGTTTGAAGTTTCTTCTTCAATGTTTTGCGGTTGTGCAATTTGCGCTTGTGGTGATGGTGCGCCAGCACTTGATGATCCGCCCGGGCTGTTTGGTGATGATGATAATATAGCCGCCAATTGTGCTGCACCTGTCGCCGCCGCAATAGCCATTCCTGCTGGGTTTGGGAACTGGCTCGTAATGTTCTCAGCAGTTGCCATGACTGTGTTGCTGGCCGCTAACCCTTGCTTTATTTTATGCGCTGTTTTGCTGTTATTGCCCAACGAAGTTAGCAAAGCTGTTCCATCATCCATTAACTTTTTATTTGATGATGTAGACCACTTTAATTCCGTATCTTTGTCTTTTTCTTTGTCTTTTGCGTCTTTATCTTGTAACTTTTTTAAATCTTTAAAATAAGACTCGTAAGAAATTAATTGTTTCTCAAGCTTGTCATTTAATAAATTTAGTTCATCTTGATTTTGTTTTTCAAGTATTGATGGATCAAGAGTTTCCGGAGAATATTCGCCAATTATTTCTTTTAATTTTTCTTGAAATACTTGTTGTGAAACTAGATTGGCATTAAGAAATTCTTCTTGTTGTTTGAGTTCATTAATTATTGTTTCTTCTTTTGCAGCATCTTCTGTTTGCGTAGCTTCTTTTATTTTGTCTCTATAATCTTGATTTATTTTATCCAGAAGGCTGTTTTTTTCTTTTAACTGTTCTGCTGACAATTCTGTATCATCAGCATACATTGCGCTTAGTATTTCTTTTCTTGCGCTTCGCTCATCTTCTAATAATTTAAGCGTTGATTTTTGTCCTTCAAGTTTTACATCAAAATCATTTAATAGCTCTTTGCTAATCTCTGATCGCTCTGCTTCCCTCATGCTTTTTATATCTTCTGCGAACTTTTCAGCAAGTTGTTTTTTTAACTCGTCATTATCGCTAATTATTTCTAATTCTATTTCTAATTTTTCAGAAAGTTCTTTTTTTAACTCGTCATTGTCGCCAATTCTTTTTATATCTTCTGCGAACTTTTCAGCAAGCTGTTTTTTTAACTCGTCATTATCGCTAATTATTTCTAATTCTATTTCTAATTTTTCAGAAAGTTCTTTTTTTAACTCGTCATTGTCGCCAATTCTTTTTATATCTTCTGCGAACTTTTCAGCAAGCTGTTTTTTTAACTCGTCAGTGTCTCCAATTATTAAAAGTTCGCGGTTTAACTTTTCAGCAAGTAAAACTTCTTCAGCTTTAAACCTGTCTGCAATGGCTTGTATTTCTTCGCCTGTTCCAGTGCCACGATCAATTTCGCCTGTGCCGCTTTTATCTTTGTCTATGTCTAATTTTTTAGTTGATTTTTTCTTTATAGCTTCTAATTCAACAAGTCTATTTTTTAACCCAGCTAATCTAGCTTCTTCATTTGCAATGCCAGCCATAATAGAAGCATCACCTTCTGTACCTTGCTGTTTTGCAAATTCTTTTATATCAATTAGTGACTGTTTGACTGCTTCTATTTGTTGTTTAACGCCCTTTGATGAATTTATATCTTTGGGATCAAGCATTGAATTAACAAAATTAATTATTGTTTGTGTAGCCTGTGGAACAATATCAATAACTTCATTAAAAAAGTCATCAAAAGCAGGTGCAAGCGTTGCGCTTATCGCTGTTGTAGCGTTTCCAATTGATGATGTCATCAGTGTGAAGGTGTTTGATACATCGCGTAATGCGTCTGCTTGTGTGCCCGTTATCTGTAAAGATTTGTTTACATCATCAAAACGTTTTTTAAGTTCTTTTAACTCGCTTGAATTACCTTTAAATAATGGAATTAACCTTGATGCGTCACTGCCTAACGATTCCAACACAAATGTCATTTTGTCGCCAGATACGCTGGCATCTTCCATTCTTGAAACCATTTTGCCAAGTATTTCTTGAGATGATAAACCTTCAAATTCTTGCGCGGCCTCCCTCGCTTGATCTTTTGAAAGCTTCATCACATCGGCGTAATCTTGAAATGCTCCTGTGCCAGCCGCGCTAAACTCACCGATTTTGTCCGCAATGTCTTTGCTTATATCTGCAATTTTTTCAGCGTCGATACCATATTTACTGGTTGCAAATGATAATGCTTGAAAGTCAGAAGTTGACGTTTTTGCTTGTCCTGCTAATAATTCTAGCTCGCGCCTGTTTTTTGCAGATGATAAGACAATGGCAGTTAAAGCGGTCGCCAAAGCTGTTGCGGCTGCTGCTGTTTTAAGGATTGCAGCGCCTGCGACACCTGCAACTTTTCCAACCTTTTTTAATGATCCATCAACTTTTTTTGTCGAATCATCAACACCATCAAGATTGCGTTCGACCTTTTTCAACTTAGCATCAAGCTTTGCGGTTCTGGCATCCAACTCGATTATTAGCTGCTCTGTTGACATTATTCGGTTGCTCCGTTCTGTTTTCTTTGATGATATAATGCCAGAGATATGTCAGTGAATGAAGGCTCTATATCTAACACATATGTCGTTTCTATAAAATCCATTGCCCATGCATCAGGTGGTGAAACGCCAGCTTTTACCAATGCTTTCCACCAGCCGAAGTGATCAAAATCTTCTACCTTCAAACCAGATTTTAATCTTGCCCCACCTCGAAGGGGCATAAAAGCTTTTTTGCTTTTATAGCTTCCTCCTCATACATTTTATCAATATCCAAAAGTATTGAATAAATAACATATGTATAAGGCTGTGCATAATTCGAATCACTAGAAACTGGTCGCCAACCTACGCGATCACATGCGTCTGCAATCTCTGCCAATGTCAAAGCTGAATTACATTGTTTAGCTAACACCCATAACAATATTGCACCGTCTACATCATCAATATGTTTGCCAATGGCAGACATCAAATCAAACGCTGAACCGTCACTATTGTCATGAACTACAGTCATCACACCTTGAATGGTAGACCAAAGCCCCCGGCCAGTTTCACGCTTAAATTCGCGTTTCGCTGACCAAGTAACTTTATAATCATAATCTTTATAGCAAAGACTAAAATTCATCTATGCTGTAGGTGCTGTGTAGGTGTAGTCGCCAGATGTACTGAATGTAACAGACATTTGAGGAACACCGTTTACTGGTGCTGCATCGCTACGACCTGTTAAGCTCCAAGTTGCACATTCCCAAGACTCTCCACCGACTGCACTTTCAACAACGCCGGGTATTTGTGCGCCACTTTCAATTGCTGCTTTGATTGTGTTTTGCACAGTTTCATCAAGCAATGTAAAAGTGCCTGCAAACGTTATTTGCTGACCTGCAACAAAATTGTCAAACAATGTAACCTTGCCGCCATTTGATTTATTTGTGATGTCAACAGGTGCGCCGTTTTGAGTCATTGTTCCGTCAAGTTGACCAGCGATCACAGCCTCTGATCCTGATGCGCCTAATTTAATTATGTAATCGTTTGATCCAGCCATTTTTAATACCCTTTTTTAAATAATTGTTAAGTAATTTATTGATACATCGCGCTTAAACCATGCCTCATTTTCTGAGCCTGAATTAACCGTTGATTCTAAAATGTTTATAGTTTGCCCATTATATACCTCAAATGAGCCGTAAGCAAAACCGCTTAATATACTATCTATTATTTGAAGTTGTGCTGTGTCAGATTGTCCGCTATCTAATTTTACATACACGCTAATTTGAAATATGCCGCGCCTTTCTTGTATTGCTGCAAGCTCTTTTCCTGTGGTTTCTGATGTCGCTGGTATAAAATAACCAGCTATAAATTTACTTTTGCCCTTTGGATCAAAGTCACTGTTTTCATAGCTAATGTCAGCCGCAGTTATTCCAGTTATTGACGTATTTATCAACCGTTGGATCAATGCTTGTCTTGTGTCAAAATAGCTCATAATGTTTTTATCTTATTTTGCATTGCAATTAATGTAGTTCTAACCCACCCACTCGGCGCTTGCTTGCTGAATCCGCCTTCTGACCTTTTGACGTATTGTTTCTTTTTCTTATCCCAAGAACCTTTTTTAACTGGGTTCGGATAACCGCCATATTCTAATGATTCAATGTATGGCAAATTATTTGTAAAATACACTTTGTTATTAAATACATTATCAGGCATTTGTCTTATTGAACGAATAGCGCCAAGCCCCTTGCTTTTGCTGGTCGTTGTTTTGCTTGAAGGTGTTCCCATACTCAAAAACCAATTGTTTCGCGCCCTGCCTTCATCAACTGGTGTTCCCATTACAACATTAAATAAACCTGACAAATATACGCCGCGCAAATCTTTGTTGATGCGCTCCATACTTTCATCTGTTAGCTTTTTGACATTTTCACGGCCTATTAACGGCATTATTATTGCTGCCTGCATTGTGAGATATAAACAAGCGGCTCTGATGCGGGTGCGCGAACGTCAACAGCCACCACCATGTAATCAGTTGTGCCCTGTCTGATTATATCATTTTGAGACACAGCAACGTCAGAATTGCTCACTAGCTGTCTGTCACCCGCTTGTATGTTTATGTCAGTCAAAAATTTGTCATATGATTTGAATACGGCATCAACTAACAATGTTGTTGATTCTGTAACCGCTGGGGCAAGTGGTGTGCCTGTGTTAGTTTTTACGACTAAATAAACAGGCTCGCTTGTAGAAGATCCAATTTTATTGATCGCCTTAGCTAACCCGCTTTTTATTTTTGCTTGTATATTTTCCGCGCTCATTACACGCGAACCATAATATTGTCTGAGCCGTTATTTACTAGAAGTGGATCAAGATA